AACGTATGAAGATATCACATATTTTGGTCCAGAAATCGGTGTGGCACCTTTATGTGGATACTGCCATGTCGGTGGAAAACATACCACACTCCCAGCCTCGGGCTTTATAGCTACTTCTTCACCGATATCGAAGATCGTTTCTCCACCTTCTGCCACGTCATTGAGATACCAAAACATAACGACTGCACGTCTTGATGAGTTTTGATCAGAAGCATCAATATGCCAATCAAATATTCCTTGATTTGGTTCGTATCTTTTAACTCTTGGAGCTTCGTAATCTTTCAGAGCTTCATAACATACGAGGCGATCTTTTAGAGCATTATGCGTCTTGTCCATATAGAAGTTATTGACTGCTCGCATAAGTTTGCCCATCGGCTCACGAAAATCAATAAATGCATCGTGGTTCAACATGTTAATCTCATCAAAGTCGAATATCTTATTCTTTCTTTTGAGATAGTTTGGATCAGATTTGTTAACAGAGTCGTATGTCTCTATTATCTTCTGACACATATTTAAAGGCATTGCGTCCTTCAGGTGTAGAATATATTCAGCGAGGGTTTTGTGCATGATATGAGGTAATTTTATTGACCATCTTTTCGAGCCAATCATCAGTATTTTGTTTAAATACAATAGGTTCACTTGATCCATCAACTACCATAAGAATAACGAGTTGATCGATCGGTGTTCCAGTTCGTTCTTCAAACATCACGGCATAGGTGCATGCTTGAATAAAATAGTCTTCAATATCCTCGAGGGACTTTACTCGTTTCGATGTTTTAAAGTCAACGATCGATAGTGTGTCATCAAACTCTCCAATCAAATCTACTCTGCCAGCTGCTTGTAATTGATCAGAATAGAGAGGACATTCTTGAAGAATAACCTTTCCTAATCTTTCATCTAATACACCTTTAGCAGCATTAACCAATTGAAGGATATGCGGCATTGTTTCGCCTTGAAGGAAATCTTCTTCGTTATTAATATATCTCTCAACCGTATAGTGTAAAGCATTACCTCGAGCACATGCATGTCGCGTTACACGATTTGCTTCTTCTTCACCAACTCTATTCCTCCATTGAATGATAGAAGCTTTTGTAAAGTATCCAAGAATGGTAGTGATTGAAGGATATGAAACTCCATCTGGAGTTAGATAAGATCTACCGCTTTTCTTTGTTTCGGTATCGAGATCTTCGTATCCAAGCTCAACCGCCTGGTGCTCAAAAGTCTTCGTTCTTGTTAAGTTCATCATAATCTATGTAATCTTCGTATTCAAATTTATCTGAGCGACGTTGCCTATTCTGTTGTTTTTCGCGCTTACGTTTTTTTCTCTCAAATGAATCACCATTATGCTCACGAGTTTTTTTATCTCGAATAGCTTTAGAATTTCTTTTCATATTAGTAGTGATTGATTGTAGAATTTTTACCTGAAGCTTTCGAAACTCCTTTTAATACATCATTCCATCCACTACCAGCTTTACGAATAGGTGATATAGCTCCTTGGTATGATAATCCTGGAGCACAGACTCCTCGTTTTACAGTTCCGTTTTTTTCACACGGGCAAGGTTTTCCTACAGGTTTATCTCTGTCGGCAATTGAGTGAGATTCTTCCCAGACCTTGTCGCATTTATCGCAATAGTAATCGTATGTCATAGTGGTTTAAACCAATGTGGTGTATTACGATTTGTCCATTTCATGGCAAATCTTTTTTGTTTTGTTTGATAGAAATTTTGGTATGAACCAATGCAATCATCATGATCGATACAATCTGGTTCTGAACCCATAGCAAGAGCAAATGGTGTCATATGAGACTTTTTGATATTTGTTGGCAGACGCTTGAGTACTTTAGCCAATACCTTTTCTGTTAGGTGTTGTTTACCGTAACGGTGAGTATATTCTTTGCATAGACACATAAACAAATCATAGTGCCAATTGTAATTCGAATGAGATTCCATGGTCCATACTGTACAAGGATGGCCAACGTGGACTGCTTTGTATAATACATTTTCGCGATCATCACCGAGTTCCCAATACTTTGCCATGGTTTTACCTGTCGATGAAGGTCTTCGATCCATATTACCATCGAGTATGCGATGTGCAGTCGATAGCATTTGACCTGATTCGACGATCATTTTTGGTACGTGTTTGTCACAATGCCATTCAGCTGCGACGCGAGGAACTGGTGATAATGCGAATATATTCATAGATATAATTATATACTTATATAGCGAATATGTAAATGTTTATTTTACTAGAGCTGGGAACGCCTTTTCAACAAGATCATACGTTATATTGCCATACATCTCATCGAGTTTCTTATCTTTTGCAGCGATAATTATTTTTGCATCTTGTGCGCTAATAGATTCAAGTATACCGATAAAGATTTTTTCTTTCTTAATGGTTGGTACTTGAGCTCCCTTTACGCAGTTTCCCAAACCTTTAATAATATTTTTCAATCTTACTGGCTCTAAACCGACCGGTGATTCCAATTCTTTATACGGTGGTGCACCTTCAGGAAAGGCTAGTTCGATAGACTTATTGAAAGCAAGTTGTAGGATAGTGCGAAGAACAAATGTATCATGTTTCTTTAAAAACTTAATACGAGGTCCTTCTGATTTATATCCTTGAGCTTGTTCAAGAATTTCATGCAATAGTGTTTCTTTATTTGATTTCATGTGGGAAAAAGTCCGAGGCAGATGATACAAGATTGCTTAGCCTATTAGTAACTAAGTAATTCAGTACCTTCATTTTCGGAGCTATCTTTGTGTTATTATATTTTTCGATTATTTGTTCTTGTATATTCGTAGGAATAAAGTCTAAGTCAATCACCTTTTGATTTCGTTGGTAATTACGGTAAACGTTTTCTGGCATTACATCCTGTAGTTTATCAAAGTTTTCTAGCCAAGCCTCTATCTTCTTCTTTGAGAGAGGTGTCTGGCGAGATCCTTCAGTAATGAATACATCATCACCGCTCAAGACATTTGGTACACCATCGCTTGAATCGCCACGGAAGATATGCTCTCTGATATATCCAATTGGATCAGTCTCAGTAATAAGCTTTTTCTTCATAGGAGAGAATTGCTTTACGTTTGGATATTTGTGTAGCTGAATGAAATCTTTATCAGCAGATACAATCATTACCTTTTCATGTTTGCCAAACTCTTGTGTTTCTTTGACTAAGGTTGCAATGATATCATCAGCCTCAACATTTCCTACATGAAGAGATGCCCATGGAAGATTGGTAGCAACCTCTTCTCGGATCTTGGTCAGCGTATCAAAGAAAAAGCCCCAATCCATATCAGATTTGTCTCTTGCCTTTTTGCGGTTCGCCTTATATTCAGGGAATACATCTTTTCGCCATGATCCTCCATCACACGCTAGGATCATCTGACCGTATTCTTCTCTAAACTTTGTATTGTACATACGAATAGTATTGAGAACGACATGCCTAAGCATATCTTCGGTTGGGGTTTCGGTACCCTTCGACTGAGCAAAGAATGCTGCAACCGCGATACCTGAGTAGTCTACTATTATAATGACGCACCTCGCGCTCTATTTTGTTTATTCATAATGTATATTATACAGTAAAAATAGCTAAATGTAAACACTTATTTTACTTCCACAGGGCCTTGATATGGCCTCGGTGGATCTTACCCCCAACGAACGCATTGTGATATTCATCAGGTTTCAGCAGAACCTCTCTTAGTATTTGCTCACGTAATTCCATATAATTGAGCTCTCCCTTCGTTTTACACAGATACAGTATTTCTCGATCAAAGTGGTCCAGCCCGTTCTCCTCTACGAGCATCTTTACTGCCTCACTGGAGCCACAGTATTTCTTCCAATCTGACTCTTTGAAAGACCGTCTTTTACGCTTTTTGCCCTTAAGTGGTGGCTTAGTTACCTTTGAAAAGAATCCCTTCTTTCCGATGTATTTCATCTTTGTTTTTTTATCTGTGACAATATAGACAAAGCCTAAATTATCTTCAATCATTTCAGAGGTAAACTCTTCACCATTATAACTCCACATAGAGTTATTTATTCAATCCACGAACCGTCTTCTTTCCTCCGCTCTTTGAGTAATTCATAATCTTTTTCTTTAGATCCACCGTCATATTGCCATGCGTATCCTTTAATGACCATTATTTCATTGATAGAACAGCTGAACTCTCCAGTGTAAAGCCAACCAAGTATTCTTCCGTACTTTCCTTCTTTTTCTGTACGAATGATAATATCATCGGTATCAAGCTTTTCTCTGATAAACTCTTTAGCCTCTAAGCCAAGCGCTTTTTCGGCTAGGTCTCGAGTACGAGATTCTGGTGCATCGATTCCTGCAACACGAACTCGTTCTTTCTTTGTAAGACCAAAGCCTAAGTCAATTATTACGTCAACAGTATCTCCATCGACAATCTTTGTTACTTCTTTTACTTTATATGTAAACATTATTCTTCCTCCATATCTATTAATTCTTCTTCTCCATAGTTTTCTGCTCCACAGAATGGGCAGTACATAGGAACTAAATCAGGATCTACATCCTGTTCTCTATATTGCACAGTGTATTGTGATTTACAGTGGCAACAATATTGTGTTTCTTTTATCATTATTAACCTTCGCAAGATGTACAAGTGAGTAGATTACGGGATAGTTCCTGTGAAGGATTCGTTCCGCGATGATAATACAACGTTTTTACACCTTGTTCCCAAGCATAAATGAGAAGTTGATTGACATCTCTTGGTGGTGTTTTTGGATGAATCATTAAGTTAATACTTTGTGATTGATCAATATACTTCTGTCGTATTCCTGTTTGAAGGATAATTTCTTTTTGTGAGATTTCGCCAAAGGTTTTAAACACTTCCTTTTCATGATCTGATAAGAACATAAGGTGTTGAACACTTCCACCTGTTACAAGGATAGATTTCCAAACGTCAGATGTATTATGACCATGTTCTTTTAACACTTCAATTAAGTGTGGATTCTTATATGTAAACTTACCTTTCGCCAAATCTTTAACGAAATAGTTGCTATTCAGTGGTTCAATACTAGGCGATACTTGACCAAGGATAAAAGAACTTGAAGTCGTAGGTGCAATTGCTTGCGTTGTCATATTCCTACGACCTGATCCTTTAAGCTTTTCAGGTTCTCCTAGTGTTTTAGCCATTTCAGCAGAAGCAGCCAAGCTTTCAGTTTCCATATGACTAAAGATCTGATTAGTTAGCATCTTCGCTTCTAAACTCTCGAACGCTACACTCTTAGATTGTAAGAATGAGTGCCATCCAAGTACGCCAATTCCAAGTGCACGTTGCTGCATTGAGAACTTACGAGGAGCTTCCATAAATGGTAAACCTTCTGTCTTTTCAATGAACTCTTCGATTACGGTATCAAGGAATTTAGTAAGAACTTGTACAGCATCTGTTTCTTTCCACTCTTCATAGTGCAATAGGTTCATAGATGATAAGCAACAGACAAACGATTCTTCTTTATTTGTCGATAAGCAAATTTCAGAGCATAGATTAGACGCGTAGATTTTACCACTTTCTTTTGGTTTATTCTTGTTCACAGTGTCGCTAAACATGATATAAGGATAGCCACTTTCATACCTCTTTTGAATTACCTTACCCCAAATCTTACGCTTTTCTTTATCGCCATCAAGCATTTCTTTCATAAAGCTATCAGGCACTGTAACACCAATTGACATGCTCTGAATAGGATTGCCATCATCTCGAATTTGAAGAAACTCAAGAATATCAGGATGATCAATTGGCATATAACCTGCAAATGAACCACGACGTACGTTTGACTGAGAAACAACGTTAGTCATAGTTTCATATAACTCCATAAAATGAACAGGACCATTTGAATTACCACCTGCAGATATTTCAGAACCACGACTGCGCAATGATCCAAAGTATGCTGATGTTCCTCCACCCATCTTAGTCATCATACCAACTTCAGCTTGTTTGCCTAAAATAGATTCCATCGTATCATCGATATAAGAACCGAAGCATGAAATAGGTAGGCCACGTTTAAGACCGTAGTTTGCCCATATAGGAGAGGAAAGGGAATACCATCCCTTCTTCATATAACATTCAAACTTATCTGCAAATCCATCTTCGCCCAATGTTCTTTGAGCTTTAAGCGCTATCTGCCTTACACGTTTTTCAGGTGTTTGACCTTCTGTTAAGTAACCGCGCTCTAGAAATAAACGCGAGTCTTTATTCAACCAATAATAATCTTCCATAATATATCTATACCTTTAAAACAGGTCGTCTTCGTCGTATGATTTGTCTTTCTTCGAGTATTCTGTGGGGCGTTTGTAGAAGAAGTCAGTAGCAGTATTGCCTAATACATCTTCTTCAAACCATTGTGCTTTTTCTAACAAATCTTCATCA